CATGAAAGAACCCGACTATACACATCAATATAAAACCAATACAAAACAAAATTGCAAGAATAATCATAAAGCTCACCTCTTTATAGTTATTATACTATAAATTTTTAATGGAGGCAAAAAATGGCGAATATATTTACGACAGCATTTGTTATAAATGGAATGCTATCTAATAGTTTTACATCATCGACCAAGATGGCAAATTCGCAATTGACAGAATTACAACAGACTGTTAAAAGAATAGATCTTGCTCAAAAAAAATTAAATGCTGAGTTTACTAATGGAGCTATGAGCGTGGAGCAATATGAAAGAAAAATGGGTAGATATCAAGATACGCTTAATAAAACTCAGCAACAACAGAAGTTGTTACAGGATAGATTGAATAAAAAAAATATTGCAAATTCTCAGTTTGTAGAGAGACGCCAAAGTTTCTTAACTACCGCAGCTGCTATTGGCACTATTGCTCAGCCGTTCATCTCTGCAGCTCAGACTGCAATGAAATTTGAATTTGCTATGTCGAAAGTTGGTGCTATTGCAAATGCTACAGGGCCTGAATTATCTTTGTTGACGCAAACAGCAAGGTCATTGGGCGAACAAACAAAGTTTACTGCGACGCAATCCGCTGAAGCAATGAGTTATCTGGGGATGGCCTGTTGCAGGTATGCCAGGATTATTAAATTTAGCTGCTGCCGGCAATACTGATTTAGCACGTACTGCAGATATTGTTTCTGATAATCTGACTGCTTTTGGTTTAAGTGCTGATAAAGCGCAACATATGGCTGATGTTTATGCTGTTACTATAACATCCACAAATACTAATGTGGAAATGTTGGGAGAAACGATGAAATATGCTGCTCCTGTAGCACACGCATTTGGGGCATCGATGGAGGAGACAGCCGCTTTAGCAGGTATTATGGCTAATAGTGGCATTAAAGCGAGTAATGCAGGTACAGCGCTGAGAGCTGGTTTAATTAGATTGGCCGGACCGCCTAAAATGGCAAGTAAAGCGCTAGAGCAGCTGGGGCTGTCAATGGAAGATTTGACAAATGAACAAAAAGAAGCTGCAATGGCTTTAAAAACTTTGGGTATTGAAACTGGCAATGCAGAAGGACCTCAAAAGATGGCTATCATAGTAGGCCAATTGCAAGAACGAATGAAAGGATTAAGTAAAGAAGAACAGCTGGCTATGTCGAAAGCTATTTTCGGGCAGCAGGCAGCAGCGGGGTGGCTGGCAGTACTACAGGCAGGACCTAAAGTGCTTGGTGATTTGACAAATTCTTTAGTTAACAGTGATGGTGCGTCTGAAAAAATGGCAAAGCAGATGAATGCTAATGCAGAAGGTGCAATTATACGTCTTTCTTCGGCATTTGAGTCGTTGCAAATATCATTAGCAAATGGATTTTTACCTGTCATAGCTAATGTAGGTGATTCTTTAGCTGTATGGACGGGGAAGTTATCGGCTTTAGCTACAGCACACCCAATAGTAGCACAGGGGATCATATACACTATTGGAACTTTTGGGTTATTATGGCTTACATTTAAAACGGGTAGAGCTATTATCTCCGGCTATAATGCGTTTATGGCTACCTGTGCTTTATGGCAGACGACTTTGGGAAATTGTACGGCAGTATTAAGATCAAAAACAATGCTTCTTGCCGGCACACAAAGGACTGTGGCTTTGGCAACGAAGCTGTGGAGTGGTGGAATGATGTTGGTAAATGCGGCTATGGCAGCTTGCCCTATTGGTTGGTTATTGATTGGAATCAGTTTATTAGTCGTTGCCGGAACTATTTTATACAGGCATTGGGATACAGTCAAACAGTTCTTTACAACTTTGTGGGACAGTCCAATAGCTAGAATAGCCTTTTTTGTCACTGGGCCTGTAGGTTGGATCATTGGCGCGGTTACTGCAATAATTGCTAACTGGGATACATTAGCGGCATATTGGGATTATTTTTGGGATAATCCATCTGCTGCAATATTTAGATTCACAAGTTATATTCAGGAACAATTTACAAGTGCCGAAACCTGGCTTCGCGAAAAATGGCAATCTATTAGTAATTTTTTATCTACACCTATTTTTGGCAAAGTTAATATTACGGCATCCGGTAATGGTGCAGAGGTTGCAGAAAATGCGTATGGCGGTATTTATGGCAGGGGGACATTTCTTACTACTTTTGCGGAAAACTCTGGTGAAAGCGCGATACCGCATACTCCCAATAGACGTAATATAGGATTGTTGGCCAAAACTAATGAAATCATGGGGAATCCATTGGGAACTGGTGGCGGAATAACGGCTACCTTTGCGCCGCAGATCACCGTACAAGGGAATGTCGATACTGCTGAAATTTCAACTTTGTTAGATCAAAAAATGCGTGAGTTTAAAGCAATGTTGGCAGAAGTGCAGAATCAGAACAGGAGGCTTTCGTATGGCTAAAACCTATTACACAATTCAGGGCGATATGTGGGATGGTATAGCAAAAAAGTTATATGACGATGAAAGTGGCGTAAACGCGCTGCTGGAAGCAAATCAGCAATATGCTGACATAGTTGTTTTTCCAGCAGGTATTATTTTGGATGTGCCGGATTATGAAAAGCCTACCCCAACTAGTTTGTTACCACCATGGAGGCGTTAAATGGAAGCACGTAGAATATCGGCAATCATAAAATATAATAATAAAGATATCTCAGTTGATATCAGTAAATATCTAAAAAGCATCAGCTATACCGATAATCTATCGGGAGAAGCCGATGATTTGCAGATAACACTGGAAGACAAGGCGGGGCTTTGGCAATCGACATGGATACCGGAAAAAGGTACACTTCTAGATGCAACGCTTCAGCAAAAATATTGGCAAACTTTGTCGGCGTTACCACAAAGTTTGCGTTTGGGATTGTTTGAAATCGATGAAATAACAAGCAACGGCTATCCGTCAGAAGTACAAATAAAAGCAGTTTCCGTGCCTGATAATAATACTCTTAGAGGTACTGAACGTAGTCGGAGTTGGGAAAAGGCAAAGCTGCAGGTAATCGCTAATGATATAGCTTCAGCTGCAGGAATGTCATTGTTTTGGGACACAGAAGAAAATCCGGTATTGGATAGAGCCGAACAGACAGAACAGTCTGATTTATCTTTTTTATATGCAATTTGTAAGGATAAAGGTCTGGCACTGAAAATAAGTGATAAAAAAATCATTATTTTTGATGAAGCAAAATATGAAGCGGAAAAAGCAAAGATAACAATAGTAAAACCAGGTACCGTTTATAAAAAAGAGTCTGGAATGAAATATTTGTTTGTTGGTACTGGCTACAGTCTGCGTACTAAAATTAGAGATATCTATGCTGCCTGCAGAGTTAGTTATCAGCAGGGCAGTTCAAAATCTAATATTGAGGCAACTTATACTGTTGCGGGTAAAAAAGGAAAAACACTGCAAGTAAATGAACAAGTTGAAAGTGTTGCAGCAGCATTGAATTTAGCAAAAAAACGGTTGCGCGAAAAAAATAAGGATGAAGTTACCGGATCTTTAAATATGTTGGGTAACTTCATCTTATTATCTGGCGTTACAGTTAATTTATTAGGATTTGGAGCTTTTGATGATAAGTACTTGATAACCAGAGCATCACATGATATTGGCAGCGGTTATACGACAAATATCGATGTAAGAAGGTGTTTAAATGGATACTAATTTTATAAAAAACATAATTCGTATCGGGAGGGTATCTTCTATTGACGTCAATACAAATACTGCAAGAGTAGCTTTTTCTGATAAAGACGATTTGGTATCTGGTAATTTGATGATTGTAAATCGCGGAAGCATGGTTGATAAGGATTACTGGATACCTGATATTGATGAACAGGTTCTGTGCTTAATGCTGCCAAATAAAAGTGGACAGGGACTAAATGAAGGGTTTATTTTAGGATCTTTTTTTTCGGCAGAGGACGCACCGCAGGAGCGAAGTGCTGATGTAAGGGCTGTAAAATTTGGTGATGGTACTGTTATAAAGCATGATCGTAAATCCGGAAGTTTAACTGTAAATGCTACAGGTGATATTAGTATTATTGCTGGTGGCAGTGTTACTATTAGAGGAGAAACTGTGGAGATAAATTAGGTGAGGAGATAGAAAAGTATGTTATAATAACCTCATAATATTTTATGAGGTGTTAAAATGAAATATAAAGGTTATGGACAGAGTGCGATTATGGCTTTTGAACTGGTGAAAAATGAGGGAATACTGGCGAGAGAAGCGTGGCAAATTGCAGTGGAAAAGATATTTGAAGGGAAGCCGAGCAGTATTGCGAAAGGATGTCCTAGAAATGTTTTTTTGTATTTAGTTGGGGTCGATTGCAAAAATGGTAAGAATGCAAGTTATGCCAGGGAGGCATTGGATATATTAGATAATATGAATGAAATAGAAGAGGTTGAAATTAAGAATATGCCTCCTGGAAGATTTTGGAGAGTAAAAATGAATAAAGGTAAAAAAACACATAATGGACAAATTGATGTTGTTTTTGCGTTAAGAAGCAAAGGGTATATATAATAAAAAAGCACTCCTTAAGGAGTGCTTTTTTAATGGGAAAGTTAATGTTTATGGT